GAACGGCGTGTGGTTGGGCAGCATGATCCCGCCCGAACCGATGAGGATGGTCGAGGTGGCATTGCCGATATGTGCGAGCACGACCGAGGTCGCGCCGCCTGCAATCCCGGTGTTAGGTGACAGGAGGTATTAGAGTGCTGGCTGGGCGGGAATATCCGGGATTTGGCGGGGACTGATGGGATCGAAACCCCAGAATTCCGCCATTCCGGGCAAAATCGGCTGGACGCGCGGGATTGGGTTCAGTGTCTAGAGTCACCGGCCATTTAGACAGTAAATTGACAAGAGCGACTAGAGTCTGCGGTTTTGAGAAGGCACCGTTCAGAATGGGCAGAAAGCCTTCTAAACCGCCATTCAGAGGGCGGTGCGGGCCGAAAATCGGCCGGTCGAGCGGCGCGAGAAGAGTAACAGAACTGCGGCATAACTGGGCGTTTGGGCCGAAATCGGCCGGAAACTGGGCACCTATTGAAATATAAGGGGAAATTCGGACCGTTTGGGCAGCAGAGCCTAATCCCCCTCCCCATTAACTGGGACATAAATCAGGCCGCCTTCGGCATGCGGATCTTCGATCAGGCGCACCAGCTGGAAGCCGGGCTGCCACCATTCTTGCGCTTCCTCGATCGTGTCGAACGCCACGGGCACACCGCCCAGGGGATCTGTCATCGGCGCGCCGGAGGGATGAAGCAGACCAAAGGGCATCGATCAGTTGGCGTAGCCCTGCCGATCCTGTTCGCTGTCGAGCACCATGCAGCCTTCGCCGGCCGCAGCCTCCAGCTCGCGCAGGACAGCCTGATAGTCAGATCGCGAGCTGCAGCGAGCGAGATAGCGGCGCGAGCCAGGGATTTCCTTGCCGCTTTCGTCAGCCACGTAGAGATAGCCTTTCACAGCACCACGCCGAGCGCCAGGGAGAGGACGCCAATGGCCAGCAAAACGGCGAACTCGCAACGCATCCACCTACGCTCAGTCGGAGGAGAGTCGTTGTCAGACCATTCACGCAAAGCCATCACTTTCCGTCCCTCAGGCGCAGTCGCGAAAACGGTTACGCCACTTCCCGGATAGTATTGATCCGCCCCAGCGCATTTCGGCCCGCGTCGGTTCCGTCTCGTAGATCGTGATTGTCCACATGGTGAGGCCGCCGTTGTTGAAGTCCATGATGCGCCGCCCATCGCCGCGAATTACGTTGGGTGTACCTGCGCTCGACAAAGCAATGGAGATGCATTCCTCCAGTTGGGCAGGCGTTTTGGCTGTTTCATAAGTGATCTTTGCCGGTTGTTTGTCTAAATCGCCGACCGTGGCGCACCCGCCCAATCCAGCTGCCGCCAGCGAGACGATAAGCGCAGCACTGCTCATTTTGGGCAACATCGACAATCTCCCATCCTACTCCTGCTCATATCCGGCGCACTACGGCCACCACGCGGCCGATGATCTGCAGTTCGTCATCGCCGGGATCGTAATCTGGCACGTTCTCATTGTCCGACAGCAGCGTGATCTTGCCCCCGCCCATGCGGACGCGCTTTACCATGCCGATGCCGCCGACCGATAGCACCCAGATCTGATCATTCACGCTGATTGTGTCGCGGCTGCGGTCGATAAGCAGCACATCGCGATCGCCGATGGTCGGATACATGCTGTCGCCAATTCCGTGGGAGAAGCACAGCAGCTGCTCCGGCGCCTTGGTGAACATGCGCACGAATGAACGCGGGAAATGTTCGATGACCTCACCGGGATCGATCCCGTCGAGAAAGGTGCCGCCCATACCATAGCCCAACTCGAGCATCGGGATGGCGAGGCTGTCGCCACCAATGGCCAAGGCCGCAGGCTGGTGCGTAAAGTCGCGCTGGCGATCCGCGAGCCCACCCGGGAATTCGTCTTCTCCGTGAAGGTAGGCATCCCACCCAGGGAAAGCTGGGAATGCGAGGCGTAGTTTCTCGATCGTCGGCTGGCTGAGCCGATGAGAAGAAGTCCCGCTGTACGGTCGATTGATGGTGGTGACGGCCACACCAGCCCGCTTCGCAAGTGCAGCGGGCGTTAGCCCATCATGCTTGGCGATTGCCTGCAACAGGGCCGTATCTCGTTCAGTGCCGTCCATGGGCGCACGCTAAGCAAATCAGCCGAATAGCGCTGTTAGCATTTTCGCTATTGCATGTTAGCTTTATCGCTAATACCATAGCGCTATGGATCAACAGGCAGTCATTGCTGACATCGAGCAGCGCGCATACGAGGAGCGGGTTTCGATCCGTTTTCTCTGCCAGCGTGCAGGTGTTCATCCGACCACCTTCAGCAGGTGGAAAAAGTCGGACGATAACTCTGAGCCCATGGGCGCGAACTACGCGTCTCTGCAGAAGCTTTGGAACGCCCTCGACGACATCGCTGCCGAGAATAAGCGCCGCCGCGCGCGCAAGGCGGTGGCGGCATGACGCATCCGCACGATGCCGTTCGCGTGGCCCCGGTGGGGATCGATGCCGAGGGGCAGATCGAAGTGTTCGGCCTGAAATTCTGGTCGGAAGAGGCGACCAGGCATGCGCGCCGCATCGTGGCGCTGTGCGTGGCCCATGCGCCGCACCAGCGGGCTGCGGTGCTTTCGCTGAAAGGCGAGTTGCTGTGCCATGTCGAGCTGATCGATGATGGCGGGCTGACCGAACGGCGAGAGCAACGCCGCGCCGAGGCGCAGGAGCTGATCGACGAAGCGCAGCACGAGGCGCGCGATATCGAGGCGGATGCGCGCGCATTAATCGTTCGCGGGCAGGCCGAGCTGTTGATCGATCTCATCGATAAGCGCATCGAGCATGCCCGCCTCCGCCACCGCATCGGCGCATTCTGCCGACAGCTTGCGCCGGGCCATGGCGAAGGTTTCCTGCGCCGAGCCCGGGCAGTGCTGTTCCAGCGTATGGACGTGCGAGGTGAGCAGCGCCCACATCGCCATGTACCTGGCTTCGAAATTGCCAAGGCGATTTTCGAACATCCGCATGCGATCCTGGGTGGTCATGGCCATCGGGAGACTTCCTTTTCTGTTGGCGATGGGAAGGAGGCTAAGCGCGCTGCCGAGGCCGGTCACTGTCTAAGTGAGGTGGCGAAATGAGCAGCCACCAATCGCTGTTGTCGAGCGCCGAAATCATCGCGCTGAATCCGGCCGACATTTTCGTGCCTAGTCGCATCGGCTTTTACCACGAGGACAAGGCAACCGCGCTTGGCCGCCTGATCGCGGTGGATGGCCAGCGCGATCCGATCAAGGTGAAGGCTCGCAGCCAGGGCGATCAGGCCTGGGAGCTGATCACCGGACTTCACCGATTGCGCGGCTGCGCAAACGAGCAAATCAGCGTCTTCGCGCTGGTGGTGGATGGCGAGGCTGAAGACTTCGCCGATCTGGAAGCCAGCGAGAACCTGCACCGCCGCCCGCTGGGGCCGATCGAGCGCGCGAAATTCACCGCCGCATTGGTCCAGGCCGCGCAGGATCGCATCGCGCGGGAGCATGGCGATCTGAAGCAGCACCAGCTTGGAGCGAAGGCGCGATGGCAGCGTGTAAAAGATAAAGAGACTACTGCCGACCAAGTGCTTCAGCAGGAGGCTGACGATGCTGCGGACAAGATGTCCGCAGCATACAGTTGGCAGGAATCGGTTGCCGACGCGCTTGGCTTAGACCGCCGAACAATCCGGCGTGATCTTTCGCTGTTTCGCCTTCTGATCGAGCCGTTCCCCGACCTGATCGAGGCGCTGGCGAAGCACCCAGTCGTCGGTGAGAACGCCAGCCAGCTGAAAAAGATCTGCGCAGTGCCGGACGAACTGCATCGGCGCACTGTGATCGAGGCGCTGCTGGCGGACAGCGAGCTGAGCGCGGACGAGGCGCGGGTGCAGGCCGGGATCGATCGGCCCGAGGGGCCTGCGCCTGCGACGCACCAAAAGTTCTACGACCAGGTCAAGGGCGGGTGGTCACGACTTGGCCGCGCCGAACGAAAGCGCCTGCTGCCGGAACTCTACAAGCAATTCACCCACGAAGAACGCGCCGTTCTGCGCGAGCTGCTGGAGGGCGATGATGCCTCTCAGTTCGAGCCCGGCACGCTCGCTTATCGCATGGCGAGAGGTGAACTGTGATGCGCGCCCGATCAGCAGAGCGGGTTGTTTCGATCAGCCCGCGGATCGTCGGGAAACGGCGTCTTGGTGTCCAGCTGAATGCTCTTCAGAGCAGAGAGGAGGAACATTGCCTGCACGAAATCCATCTGGACCTCGCGGAAACCCGAGGTCGTCGCAAACTGGATCGCAACCTGATCAGGTCGCCCCTGGCCATCGAGTTCAATGCGGCATCCCAGTATATGATCCGCGCGTTCCGCACGAACGTCGGGACCGATAACGAACTCGCCGTACATCCTGGTATTCTCGGACACATCAGCTCTCCTGCAGCACCAAGCCCCTGCAGGATGACCGAAGCGGCCGGGGCGTCAAGCCCCGGCTGTGGAGGTGCCCATGCGCGGTGAGATTTCATCTGGCCGGCACGCCAAGCGGCATCCGCTGGACTGGTATGTCGACGAAATCTGGTGCGCGCGGCAGCTGGCCGCAGCCCTTGGTGATTTCAACCGTGAGAGAGCTTTGGGCCACAGCGTGTGGGACCCGAGCTGCGGCTTCGGCAACACGCTGCAGGCAGCCTGGGAGCTGGGCGTGCAGACGCACGGTTCGGACCTGGTCGATAATTTCGCCTGGGAGCAGTTCGACGCTTGTCCGGATCTGCCGCGTCCGCGCTGGTTCAGCGGCAATTTCCTCGACCAGCGCAGCGCACCAGGCCCCTGCAGCATCGTCTGCAACCCGCCTTATAGCTATATCAAAGGGATCGCAGAGGATTTCGCCCGCAAGGCATTGAGCCTTGCCAGCGGGCGCGTGTGCTTCCTCATGCCGAACAAGTGGCTGAGCAGCCAGGTTCGGTTCCAGCTGTTCGCCGCTGACCATCCCCCGCAGGCCATCCTGCACCTGACCCAGCGGCCGAGCATGCCGCCGGGCGATCGCATCGCAGCGATGGGCAATCGCGCCTTTCGTGGCGGAATGATCGATTACTGCTGGGTGGTCTGGGACACCATGCGCCCGACCAAGCCCGGTCATACGCGGACCATCTGGTTGCCCAAGCTGAGCGAGCCGATCGCACCGATCGAGGGGATCGCGTGATGGTGGCGCTGACCGCAAAGCAGAGCGCGCTGCTGCGTTTCATCGCCGGGTACCAAGCGGCCCACGGCTATTCGCCCAGTTATCGCGAGATGCGCGAGGGCGTGGGCGTTCGCAGCAACCAGCGCATTTTCGAGATGGTCGATGCGCTGGAGGAACGCGGCGCCATCACACGCCTGCCGCACAAGGCGCGCGCGATTACTATCCGGGTCAACGTTCCCCTGCCCCGCGCGCCCGATGGCGCGCCGCTCCATGCCGTCCCGATCGGAGGTGAGGCATGGGCCTGACAACCACCGAGCAAGCAGTGCTGACGCGCAGCGACCAGGGCATGCTGAACGCGACGATCGCGCGCGAGCTGAAGCTGCGGCCGCGGTACGTCGATACGATCGTCAGCCGGTATTCGATTTCCCTGGCGAGCGATGCCGCACGCGATGCGACGATCCGCAAAGCCACGCGGGAACTGGGCAAGGCCGTTGCTGCGGCGGGAGGGCACCGATGATGGCCGACCGCGCCGCCCAGCTGCGCCACCACCGCAAATGCTTCGAATATGGGCTGAGGCACGGGATCACGCCGCGCGAAGCCGATCTGGAAATGAAGCTGCAGGCTGCCCGCGATCGGGCGCGCACGCTGCAGCAACGAATGGCCGAGAAGCACCGCGCCGAATGCGTGGCGCCCGCGCCGATCGCCACACCCGAAGAACCCAAGAAACCATTCTGGTGGGAGGAAAACTGATCATGGCCGAAACGCCAAACCAATCCGCATGCGCCGGCCTGCACGGCCTTGGCCTCGAGCGCGATCTACCGATGGGCGCAACTGTGGGCGATCCTGCTGAGTGGGCGAAGATCCTGAACCATTACCGCCTGGCGAGCCGCGACATGCGCGACGATGCCGGCGAATACCTGGAAGCCGATCCGTATTTTGCCGAAGCGCGGCCGCTGCCTGAAGAAGCGGAGGACGCCGGGCAGGTGAATGGTGCGTTCACCTGGGCGCTGGTGGCCATCACGATCGAAGCCGCCGCGCTTTGCGCATGGTGGTTAGCATGAGTGCGGCCCCACAAGCACGCGCACGCTGCGCCGCGCCCGATACCCAGCGTCGCCCGCGAAAAAGGGCGCTGCAGATCGACCTGAACAAAGTGCCCAGCTCGATGGAGCAACTGGCCGACACTTGGAAAGGCAATCGGTGACGAACCGGGTCGCAACCAAGCCATTCGAGACCATGCGCGCGGACCTGATCGCGCGGGGATTGCTGACTGCCGATCATCGGCTGACAGCAGCCGGAAAGGCGCATGTAGCCCTGATCATACTCGGTCTGGCTGCCGGCGAGGCGGACAACGATCCCGATGGCCCATGCGTGGAGTGGCAGATCGACTTTCGCAGGCGGGGAGTGCCGTATCGTGCCTAAGGCCAAGGCCCATCCCGACCAGATGCCATTCGATTTCGAGGCGCCAGCCCCGCGCAAGGGCCGTGCCGAACTGGCGGGGCTGGAACGCCGCATCAACGAAACCGTGGGCAGCATGCTGAACAGCGATGATCGACCGCGTGAAGTGATCGCGGCGGAAATGAGCGTTCTGCTGGATGAACCAATCAGCCGCGCAATGCTGGATGCCTATTCGAGCCCGGCACGGGTCGAACACCGCGTGCCGATGAGCCGCCTGTTGGCATTGGCCGTGGTGACCGCCCGTCAGGACCTGCTGCGCCCGATCCTGCGCGAGGTCGGGATGGAAGCCCTGATGGGCAACGAAGTGAAACTGGCCCGCCTGGGCCAGATCGATGCGCGGATCAGGGAACTGCAGGCGGAGAAACGGGGCCTTTCGAGCACCACGACGCCGATGGAGAGGAATAGTTAGATGGGGGCTAGATTGGCAGCATCGGATACATCGGCAGATGCCATGGCCCCGTGGTTTTCCGCAGCGGACCTGGCCGAGCTGGCGCTGCCCGGCTTGCCGGGCGACAAGCGATCCATCGCGCGGCGCGCGAAGGACGAACGCTGGTTTAGCAAGGCGGATGCCAATGGCGATCTGCTGGTGCGACCGCGCCGCGGCCAAGGCGGAGGCCATGAATTCCACGCATCGATCCTGCCCCCTGCAGCTCAGCTTGAGCTGGCGCGGCGCGGCCTGATCGAGACGGCGGGGACAAGCGAGGAACGCGACGAGGATCGTCATGGCTGGCGCTGGTTCGAACAGCAGACCGCCAAGGTGCGCAACGTGGCCAAGTTCCGCCTGGAGGTTGTGACCGAAATCGAAGTGCTGCTGGCTGCGGGGACCACGAAAACCGCCGCTATCGCCGAGATCGCGGCGGAGAGATCGATCGGCAAGGCCACGCTGTGGAACTGGCTGCGCGCGGTCGACGGGATCGATGCAGCCAACCGCCTGCCCGCACTCGCACCGCGCCGAAAGGGAGGCGGTGCAGAGGCGGAGATCGACGAAGGGCTGTGGACCATCTTCAAGAGCGACTGGCTGCGCCCATCGCAGCCGACGCTGAACAGCTGTTACGATCGCACGGCCAAGATCGCTGCGGAAAGAGGCCTTTCAATGCCTTCTGCGCGCACGTTCAGCAGGCGGTTGAAGCGCGAGTTGCCCCGTGATGTGGTGAAGCTGAAGCGCGAAGGCCCCGAAGCCCTGCGCCGCGCGCAACCGGCTCAGCGCCGATCGGTTGCGGACATGCACGCGCTGGAATGCGTGAACATCGACGGCCACAAGTTCGATGTCTTCGTGCGATCGCCGGAGACGGGCAAGCCGATCCGCCCCATCCTGGTCGCGATCCAGGACATCTACAGCCGCAAGGTGGTGGCATGGCGCCTTTCGCTGACCGAAAATGCCGCCGCAGTGCGCCTGGTCTTCGCAGATCTGTTTCGCGAATTCGGCATTCCCATGGCCTGCGTGCTGGACAACGGCCGCGGCTTTGCCAGCAAGTGGATCACCGGCGGGGCGAAGAGCCGATTCCGCTTCAAAATCCGCGACGAAGATCCCACCGGCCTGCTGACCGGGCTGGGCATCGAGATCCACTGGGCGCTGCCCTATCGCGGCCAGTCCAAGCCGATCGAACGCGCGTTTCGCGATATGTGCGACCGGATCGCCAAGCATCCTGCGATGGAAGGTGCCTATACCGGCAACAGCCCGATGGCGAAGCCCGACAATTACGGCAGCCGGGCGATCGAGTGGGATGCCTTCGTGGCGCACGTGGAAAACGGGATCCGGGATCACAATGCGCGGCCGAACCGCCGGGGCGGCGTGTGCAATGGGCGCAGTTTCGACCGGACCTTTGCCGAAAGCTACGAAATCGCGCCGATCAAGAAGGCTGACGCTGCGCAGCTGCGCATGGCCTTGCTGGCCGCCGACCAGAAGATGGTGAACAGCACCACGGGCGAGATCGCGCTGTTCGGTAATCGGTACTGGTCGACCGAGATCGGCGCGCTTGCGGGCGAGAAGGTCACCGTGCGGTTCGATCCGGACAATTTGCACAGCGAGATCCACGTTTACGATCGGGAAGGCCGCTTTCTGGGCACTGCACCGGTGATCGCCGATACCGGGTTCTCCGATTCCGATGCCGCAAAGCGCAGTGCCAAGCGGGAGGCTAACGTCCGCAAGGCCACCAAGGCCGCGATCGAGGCGCAGCAGCTGCTGGATGCAAGCGAGGTGGCCGCCCTGCAGCCCGATGCGCCGCCGCCGAGCATTCCGCAACCATCGGTGGTGCGGATTGCGCGCCATCGAGGAACGGCGGTCGGCGCGGCCGCCGCACTGAAGCCAAATCACGAGGAACAGGAAGAGCGCGAGGCCCGCATCTTCGGCGCAATCGAAATGTGCCTGGTGGTCGACAACGAATGACGAGATCGGCGCGCGGCGATCGATTGGAACGCGCCCGCCGCGCGCCGTGCCCAACAAAGGACGGAGAACCGCTAGCATGAACGATCCAAAACTGAAGCATGTCGATGTGGAAGAGCAGCGCGAGTGGCTGAAGAAACACAAGACCGAGACCGGCCTGAGCTGGCGCGATCTGGGGGCGCGCCTTGATATCAACGACAAGACGCTGGCCCTGTTCGCGAGCAACAAATACGGCGCACCGGGCGACTTTATTGCCGAGGCAATCTTCCGGCATCGCCAGACGCTGGCGGCGCAGGCTGCCATGGCCCTGCGGTCGGTCGAGATCCCGCCATACTATCCCACGCGCACCAGCCTGGACCTGATCCAGTTGCTGGCCTGGGGGCAGCGCGGTCGGATCGTCATGGCGGCGATGGGGCCGGGGATGAGCAAGACCACCACCGCCAAACATTTCAAGGCCTGTAATTCGGGCGTGTTCATGGTGACGATCAGCCCGGCGACATCGGGCATCCGCGCGATGGAACGCGCGGTGCTGCACGCGATGGGCGACAGCAGCCCCACGGGCGACATCCAGGGCATGGCCATGCAGATCAAGGATCGCGTGGCCAAGATGCAGAAACCCCTGCTGATCGTGGACGAGGCGCAGCACCTGACCGTGCAATCGATCGAGGAGCTGCGCCACTGGCACGATGAGACAGGACTGGGGCTGGCCTTGCTGGGCAATCAGCAGGTCCAGCAAAAGTTGGACGGCGGTGCGCGCGCAGCCGCCTTTGCGCAGCTGTTCAGCCGTCTTGCGAACAAGCTGGATCGGCCCAAGCCGCTGGATGCCGATATCGAGGCGATGCTGGATGCTTGGGACGTGAGCGATCCGCGGGTTGCCAAGGAAGTGCATCGTATCGCCGCGCTTCCCGGCGCGCTGCGCGGGGCCACTTTCGCGCTGGAATTGGCGAGCATGCTGGCGATTTCCCAGAACGAGACCCTTTCGATCAACCACATCAACGATGCGTGGGCGCAGCTTTCACGCCGGGCTGTGGGGGCCTGACCATGCGTGCCAGCATCCGCCGGGCGATCGCCGATTTCATTGCGCTGGAGGGCCGCGAGGCGGCGCTGCGCGAAGCGATCGCCCTTCCCGCAATCCTTGCCGCTGCCGCGATCGCACTGGTCGCGCTGGCGGTGATGGTGGAGGCGTGATGTGACCGAAATCAGCATTCACGAATACTGTCTGGCATCGCAGGCCTTCGCATACATCGAGCAATCGCTGGGCCTGACCCGGTTCCAGGTCACTTCGGCCAGCAGGGAGCGCCCGCTGGTACGCAGCCGTGCACTGTTCACCTGGATCATGCGGAACCACAGCGGCGATCCACCGGCGAGCTATCCGGTGATCGGAAAGCTGGCCGGCGGGCGCGATCATACCACCATGATCCATTCGGCCGACTGGGCAGAGACGCGGATCGAGCGCGATGCGCGCTTTGCCGAGCTGTGTGCCGGCTTCGCGGCTTTCGAGAAAGAACATGAAGGAGAAGCGGCATGAACGCGGTATCCGCCCGGCCGGCGACATTCGACCGATCGCAGCAGGCGCGGCGATCGATGCTGGGCAAGATCCACATCGCCAAGAAACAGCTGGCAATGGACGAGGACGATTACCGCCAGGTGCTGTTCGAGGTGACGGGCCATGGCAGCGCGGCCGATTGCAGCGCTGCGCAGCTGGCGCGTGTGATCGAGCGGATGAAGACGCTCGGCTTCAAGCCGTTGCCCAAGGCGGGGAAAAAGTCGGCCGCGCACCCCATGGCGCGCAAGGCCCGCGCGCTGTGGATCAGCCTGCACCACCTGAACGCGGTGCAGAACCCGGCCGAGGAAGCACTGGAGGCATTCGCTCGGCGCCAGCTGGGTTGCACGAAACTGAGCTGGGCCAACCAGCGCGATTCCTACAAGCTGATCGAGGCGCTGAAGGCCATGGCCGTGCGCCATGGCTGGCGCCAGACCGCCGCGCATGACGGGCACAAGCTGAGCCCGAAAGAGCTGCAGATGCACCTGTGCGAGGTGATCCTGGCCAAGCTGAAGGAAGGCGGCCACGTGCCCGCCGACTGGTATCTGGACGTGGCCGCCAAGCGGCTGTGCGGGATCGATACCGCCAATACCGAAACCGGATACACGGCCGAGGATTACAGCCGCCTGGCGAAAGCTCTGGGCGACAAGCTGCGCGCGCTGGCCAACCCGGTGCCCGAAGCATGAATGCCGAGCTGACCGAGGCGCTGACCGTGATCGAGCGCAAGGCGATCGCCCCGCTGAAGCGGGTGATGGCCGCGCGGCCGAAGGATTTCAGCCACACGAATCATGCCGCCTGGGCCGATCGCCTGCGCGAAGTGGAGGCGCAGGCCGCGCAGGCGCTTGGCGCGATTGGCGCGGAAGTGGCCTGGGGCACGGGCCACGGAAAGATCGAACTGCTGGGCATCACCGCGCGATCGGGCAGCGGCCTGCTGGCCGCGCTGGAGAGGTGGCGCGGCCACGCAAAGATCAAACTGGAGAAGGAGAACCGCCGTGTTCGACCGAAATGACCGCCCACTGAAGCGCGAATACGAGACGCTGGGATGGCTGGATCTGCCCGAGCTTGGCACCAGGAACCGATCGGCAACCCGCCGGCCCCGGCCCACTGCCCTGATTGCGATCGGCGCATTGCTGGCGGCGCTGGCCATCGCGATCGCGGCCGCAAGCTGATGGCTGGCCCGCACGTAACCGATCACGCGATGCTGCGATTCCTCGAGCGCGGGGGCGGGTTCGACATCGAGGAGCTGCGCGCGCGCATGGAATCATCGCTGGCCCGTGCCCATGCCGCCGCACGCAGCCTAAGCGCATCCGATTACCTGGTCAGGATCGACGGATTGACCTTCCTGGTGCGCGGCGAAGCCGTGGTCACCGTATTCCCGGAAGGCACGCCCGGCATGCGCGCTGCAACGATCGCCCGCGCTTGCGACGACACGGCCGACCGGAAGGGCCAAAGCCGCGCATGAGCGAAGAGCTTACAGCCAGCCTGAAGGCCCTGCTGGGCGAAGAGGGCCTGATCCTGCTTGCCGAGAAATTCGGCGGGCGGCGGCTGTATGTGCCTGGCGATATCAAGGCAGACCACCCAATCGCGATTGCGCTTGGCCAGGAGCGTGCCGGGAAACTGGCAGGGCTGTATTCGCCGGCGCAAATTCGCGTACCCCTTGCCCGGACGATCCGGGCAAGGCATTACCGCGCCAACGGCGATTCCAATGGCGAGATCGCCACGAAGCTGGGCATGACCGAGACGGGCGTCGACAAGATGTTCGAACGGATGGAGAGCCCGCCCGACAAGGGCAGCGTCCAGCTTTCCTTCCAGATTTGATGCCGATGCCCGCGCCCGCGGGCATGCTATCGACGGCGCAGCAACCGTACACCCGGTTGCCATGGACGCCGAGAAATCACCCCCTGAACCGATCGTGGTCACCGCCTTCAGCGAGCGGTTTGAGCATGCCTTTGCCGACCTGCTGGGGATCGAAGGCGGTTTCGTGGACGATCCGGTGGATCGCGGCGGCGCGACCAAATACGGCATTTCGCTGCGCTTCCTGAAGGCCGAAGGCCAGATCGACGAGGATCTGGACGGCTACGCCGATTTCGACCTGGATATGGACGGCGATATCGATGGCGCCGACATTCGCAAACTGACCATTGGCGATGCGAAATCGCTGTACAAGCGCAGCTTCTGGGAAGCGCTGGATTGCGAGAGCTTCCCCGAACCGATCGGGGAAATGCTGTTCGACCAGGGCGTGAACGGCGGCAACCACGCGGCGAAGAAGCTGCTGCAGCAGGCGATCAACGCCGTGCTGCGCGCCGGGCGATATCGCACCATAGCGCTGAAGGTCGACGGGCAGATCGGCGAGCGGACCCGCCTTGTCTTCAATTCCATGTGGGAGCGGCATCCCGACCTGCTGGTGACGGACTACCGCGAAGCGGTGAAGGATCGGTACTTCGCCATCGTGCGGCGTAACCCTAGCCAGGCGAAGTTCCTGCGGGGTTGGCTCAATCGTGCAGAGAAGCTGGGCCGATGATCGGCACGCTTCTGGGATGGGCGATGGACCTGGGCAAGCTGATTGCGCGGATCCTGCGTGCCGTGTTCGATTGGGTGACCAGCGACTGGCGCCACGCGGCCATCGCCATGCTTGGCGGCATCTGTGCCGTCTATCTGTTCTGGGTGGAGCCCGCGCTGCAGCAGCGGATCGCCAATCGCACCGAAGAGCGGAATACCGCCCGCCAGGAGCGCGATGACGAGCGTACCGCCCACCAAAAAACCAAGACCGAATACCGAACCGCCCAGGTCGAGGCCGCGCGCCTCGAGCAGAAGCGCATCGAGCGCGTGAAGGCCGAACAACAGGAGATCACCGATGCGGTTGAAGCAGATTATCGCCGCCAGCTTGCTGGCCTGCAGCTGCGTGCTGAGCGGCTGCGCGAAGAGCTACGAGCCGGAGCCGGTGCTGCCGGTGCGGGCCGAGGTGTCGCAATGCCCGGCCTTTCCCCTGCCGCCGGCGGATCTGCTGAAGCGGCCGGCGATCGTGGACTTCCTGCCCCCTTCGGACGGAGCGCGGCCGGACAGTTAGAGCGCGACGTGATCGCCAGCGAACAGGCGATCCAGCTGAACGCGCTGATCGACTGGCTGCTGGCCCAGAACGCGATCGATCCCAACGCCCCGCCAGGGGACGAATGATGCAGCACAGTGAGCGGGCGATCGAGACCAGCAGCGCCTTTGCCGATGCCGAGCGCGATCGGCAGATCCAGCGCGCACAGGCCAAGCTGGCGCTGGAGGGCGAGGAATACTGTGCGGACTGCGGCGAAGAAATCCCCGCAGGACGCCGCGCAGCCCTGCCCAGCGCGACGCGGTGCCTGCCCTGCCAGGCTGCCTTCGAAAGGCCCAGGCGATGATCGAGGGACCGGTGGCCATCCACAAGTTCGCTGCCAGCTGGGTGCTGGCTGCCGCGGCCAGCGTACCGCTGGATAAGGCGGCACCGCAGGCCGAAACCGTGCTGCATCTTGGCGGTGTGGACGTGCCGATCATCACCGCGGCGCTGGGCCTGCTGGGCGTGGTTTGCGCGCGGTTCCTGGCACTGCCCAAGGAACGATCGCTGGGCACGCCGCGGTTCCTGGTGGTGAGCCTGTTGATGGTGGTGGCGGTGCAGCTGTGGATCGTGGAGGCGCGGCCGGGCTGGCTGTTCGCGTTCGTGCTTTCGATCGGCCTGGGGTTTTCGGGATACTCGCTGATCGAGCTGCTGGGCGACCAAGTGAAGGAAACGACCAGGGCCGGTTTCGAAGCCGCGCGCGGTGCCTTCGGCAAATTGTTCAAGACATCGAAAGACGGGGACGCGGACAATGGATAGCGGCGAGCTGCTGGAGCTGGCGATCATCGCCATCATCCTGGCCGGGATAGGCTATGTGATCTGGCGCGGGGGCGCTGCAAACCCGGTGGGGACCGGGCACTTGCAGCAACGCTTCAGAACCTTTTCCAGCGACCTTGCCACGATGAGTTCGGGCATGAAGACCCTGGGCGACCAGATCAAGGCGCTGGAAAAGGGTGGAGCGTCCGCCCAGGAGGTCAGCCGGCTGCAGGGCGAGTTCGAGGCAGAGAGGGCCCGGACCGACAAGATCTATGCCACGCTGGAGCGCATCGATGGCGATGTGAAGGGAATGCGCGAGGACCAGGCCGCGCGCAACCAGGTTATCGCATCGCTATCCGACAGCGTGCGGGCGGTGGCGAACAATCTGGAGCAGCACCGCCGCGACATCACCGAAAAGCAGGGCGCGGTGGCCGAGACATGCGCGGCGACATCGAGCGACCTGAAACTGATGGGGCGGCAGCTGGACCGCCTTTACGACGTGATCGTGGAAAAGGGGCTGGCGAAATGAGTATCGCACAAGAGCTGAAAGAGCGGCTTGCCGCCGACGCACGCCTGCAGATCCTGCGCGAGCTTGCAGGGCAGAACGACGGCCGCCTTTCGATCCTGCCGCTGCAGCGCGCGCTGGATGTGTACGGCATCAAGCGCGATCGCGACTGGATATCCACCCAGCTGCGAAAGCTGGAGACGCTCGATGCGATCGAGATCCAGTTTGCCGGCGACCTGCCCATTGCCCGGATCGCACGTGCAGGCCGCGATCACCTGGAAGAACGCGGCGTGATCGAAGGCGTCACCCGCCCGGCCGAGGCCGAATGACATGGGCGCTTTCATCGGGACCATCGTCTATCTGATCGGCGCAGGCCTGGTTTACCTGCTCGCGCTCGACCTGCTCAATGTGAAGCTGCACCTGCGCAAGTGGGTGGCGCTGGGGATCGCTGCGATCTGGCCCGCACTGCTGGTGCTGGCCCTAGTGTTTCTGGGCATCGACGCGATCGAACTGGGATGGCGGCGGCACAGCCGGCGGAGGGGCGCATGACCATGCCGGCGATGGACGCAATCGAAAGGCTGATTGCCGCGCTGACCTATGACCATATCGAGCATATCGACATAGAGAGCGGTGACACGATAGCCGAAGGCGAAGGCGTGCCGCTGCTCCAGCGCAGCATCGCCCAGGATCTTCGCCAGATCGAAAGCCGGCTGGGCGCCCACGCCAAGGGGCGCACGATCCTGGGTGCTACAGCCGATGCTATCGACGAAGCGCTGCTGGCTGCAGCCGAGGCGCAGGCCGAGCTGTCGGGAGGGGGCGCATGACACGCGAGGCACGCGGCCGAGGGCACCTGTCGTCGATCGACATGCTGCCCGAAGAGGCAGAGGAAGACATCGTGTGGGCGCTTGACCAGCTGCGCGAGAACAAGCTGCCCCAGACCACGATCCTGGAAGAGTTCAACCTGCGCCTGGGCGACAAGGGCATCGATCCGATCAGCAAGAGTGCCTTCGGGCGGTATTCGATCCGCAAGGCCCGCCAGTTTCGGCAGCTGGACGCCGTGCGCCGGATGAGCGCCGAGCTGGTCGAGACGCTGGGGCCCGAAGGCCCGGATGAAGTGACCGTGATGGTGGCGGAGATGATCAAGACCGCCGCATACCAGGCGCTGGAAGGCGGCGAGCTGAAGCCGAAGGAAATCATGGAGCTTTCCCGGTCGCTGCAATCGGCCGTGGGCGCACAGTCCAAATCGGACGAATACCGCAAGCAGCTGGAACAGCGCGTTGCTGCCCAGGTCGAAGCAGCCGCCGATCGGGCCGAGCAGGTTGTACGCGAAGCCGGGCTTTCGGCCGAGGCGATCGCGCAGATGCGGCGCGAGTTCCTGGGCGTGAAGTCGTGAAGAACTTTGTCGCCATAGATTTTGCCTGCAACGATCCCGACAGCGGCCTCTTCGCCGGTCGCGCGAGCGCGATCACATATGGCGATGCCGAGATCGAGGCTCAGAATATCGATGGGTTCAAGTTCACTTGGCTGGACGGGGCAATCCGCATCCATCGAGAAGTATTCGCAATCGAAGGGTGCAGCGAATGGGTCGGCAACTGGTGCTGGAACCGGTTCATCTTCAGACGAGACGTCGCGAAGAAGCTGCTTTTCACGCTCCGTGCCAATGGTTGGCGGGTCACCTGCGGCCCCTCGCTACTCTATAGCTGGTTTAACCGTAGCAATTCCGTTGGGATTTCGACCCCATGATCGAGGCGGACGCCCTGCCCACGGCCGACCAGGCGCCGCCGCGATCGCCGATCGACGATTGGGTGCCCGGCATGGTGCCGCCAGCCGATCTGGACCCGCTGGCCGATGGCATCTTGATGGCGCACCAGAAGGCGTGGATCGAGGACACATCGCCGCTGAAGCTGGCCGAAAAGGGGCGACGAACGGGCATCACCTTTGCCGAGGCGCTGGATACGACGTTGATCGCGGCTGCAGCCAAGAGCGCCGGTGGGGATTCGACCTATTACATCGGCGACACCAAGGACAAAGGGCTGGAATTCATCAGCACCTGCGCGGGCTTTGCCAAGCATGTGGCCAAAGAATTCCTGGCGATCGACGAATTCCTGTTCGACGACGTCCAACCAGACGGATCGAGTAAACAGATCGCCGCCTATCGCATCCGCTTTGCATCGGGGCACGTGGTGGTCGCGCTATCCAGCAACCCGGCCAATATCCGCGGCCTGCAGGGGCGCGTGATCATCGACGAGGCGGCATTCCACCGCAATGTGGCCGCGGTGATCGATGCCTGTAACGCTCTGCTGATCTGGGGCGGCGTGATCCGGATCATTTCGACCCACAACGGCAACCTCAACCCGTTCAACGAGCTGATCAAGGAAACGCGCGCCGGCCAGTACGACTATTCGATACACACCATCACCTTCGACGATGCAGTGGAGAACGGCCTTTACGAGCGCGTGTGCCTGATGCGCGGTTGGGAGCCGAGCCCGGAAGGCAAAGCCGAGTGGTACCGGAAGGTTCGCCGTGCATACGGCAGCCGGGCGGAAGCCATGCGCGAAGAGCTGGACGCCATCGCGCGTGAGGGCGAAGGCGTATTGCTGCCACTGGCGTGGATCGAGAAGTGCAGCACCGACCGGTACCAGGTGCGGCGCTGGACATCGCCGGCGAAGGACAGCGCGGTGGGCGAATTCGTCCACTGGCCCGAGCGCGTGCGCCGCGCCGAAATGCTGTTGTGGCTGGAAGAGCAGGTCCGCCCGGTGCTGAAGGCGCATGCGGGACAGGGCTACACCTGGTTCTTGGGCGAAGATTTCGCCATGCGGCAGGACCGCACCTGCCTGGCACTGGGGTTTACCGACCAGCAGTTGAAGCGGCACGTGCCGCTGATCATCGAAATGGCGCAATGCCCATACGACCAGCAAAAGCAGGCACTGTTCTGGGCGGTCGACCTGGTGCAGGATCTGAACCGGTTCGGCGGCGGAATACTGGACGCAAACGGCAATGGCATGGCGCTGGCGCAGGAGGCCGCCCAGCGATACGGACCCGACCGTATCGTGGAGCTGATGCCATCGGATGCCTGGCGGCGCGAGACCGGGCCCCGGTTCCGCGCGGCATTCGAGGACGGGACGATCCTGATCCCCGCCGATCTGGATATTCGCGGTGACCTGCGCCAGCTGCAAACGATCGGCGGGGTGGCCAAGATGCCCACCCATATCCGCAACGAAGGCACCGATGGCGGCAAGCGCCACGGCGACGGCGCGATCGCGCTGTGGAATTTCCACGCCGCCACGATGAACGAGACGATCCCCGAATATGCCTATCGCGCGGTCAAGACCGGCGGTGGGACGGGCCACGACAGTGATGACGATGACGATGGCGACGGCCGCAGCTGGTGGCGCCCGCCACTGGGCGCGGGCCGCGGAATGGGCGCGATATGAGAATTTGCGCGAGAATGGCCGCTGAAGCCGCCCAAGGCCCCGTGACAGCCAATTTTCCGGCGCCTGCCTTCTCAGGGCCTTTAAAATCGCCGCTACGGGGCATTTCAAACCGAAGGGACAATCGAAAATGACGGCGCTGGTCGATCAATGGGGCAATCCGCTGCGCAAGGCAGTGCTGACCCGCGAAGTGGCCGGCCCCACGCTGGCGGGCGTGCGCCAGCCGATCGCCGGCTACCCGGCCGATGGGCTGAACCCTGTTCGTCTGGCCAATATCCTGCGCGAAGCCGACCAGGGCGAACCGCTGAGCTATTTCGAGCTGGCCGAGCAGATCGAAGAGCGCGATCCGCATTACGTGGGCGTGCTGGGCACACGCAAGCGCGCGGTCAGCCAGCTGGACATCACCGTGGAACCGGCATCGGACAGTGCGGAAGATCAGCGCCGTGCGGACATGGTGACCGAATGGCTGAAGCGCGACGAGCTGGCGGACGAGATGTTCGACATACTCGATGCGGTGGGCAAGGGTATTTCCTTCACCGAGATCATCTGGGAAGTCAGCGAGGGCCAGTATCTCCCTGCCCGACTGGAGCGCTGCGACCCGCGGTTCTTCAAATACGATCGGGACGGGCGCACGCCGCTGCTGCGCGGGGGTGAGGACGGCAAGGGCCAGGACAGTCCTCTGCCGGCGTTCAAGTTCATCCAGATGCAGATCAAGGCGAAGAGCGGGCTGCCGATCCGATCGGGACTGGCGCGGATTGCCGCGTGGAGCTGGATGTTCAAGGCCTATACCCAGCGCGACTGGGCGATCTTCACCCAGACCTATGGCCAGCCGATCCGCGTGGGCAAGTATCACGCCGGCGCCAGCCAGGACGATCGCGACACGTTGTATCGCGCGGTGGCCAATATCGCGGGTGACTGCGCGGCGATCATCCCCGAAGGCATGGACATCGATTTCGTCGAGGCACAGAACGTTTCGGCCGGATCGGCGCTCTACGAAAAGCGCGCCGACTGGCTGGACAGGCAGATCTCGAAAGCCGTGCTGGGCCAGACCAACACCACCGATGCGCAGGCAGGCGGGCTGGGATCGGGCCAGGCAGACGCCCACAACGACGTGCGCGAGGATATCGAGAAGGCGGATGGTAAGAGCGCCTCCGCCGTGTTCAACCGCGACCTGGTGCGCCCATGGTGCGATCTCGAGTTCGGGCCGGGCAGTGCCTATCCCAAGGTGACGATCGCACGGCCGGAGCAGGAAGACCTGAAGCTGCTTTCGGAAAGCCTGAAGGAGATGGTGCCGCTGGGCCTGCGCGTCAGCGCCACCGAGATCCGCAGCAAGTTCGGCCTTTCCGATCCGGGCGAGACGGACGAGATCCTGACCGCGCCAGCATCGGCGCCAAACGCATTCGATCCCGCCCGGCCCGGCGCCGATCGGAACGCGTTGACGCTGCATGCGCGGCAGAGCCCGAAGCATCCGGCCGAGATCATCGCCCTGCAGCTGGCGGACAAGGGCGACACCCATGTGCGGGAGATGGCGAGCACGATCGAGACGATGCTGCAGCGCGCCGGCGACTTGCATGAATTCCGCGCCATGCTGGCCAGCGCCTTCGGGGACATCGACAGCGCCGCCTTGGCCGACGTCATCGCGGGCGGGCTGGCGGCCGCGCATGCCGCCGGGCGGAGCGACGTGGCCGACGAGAGCGCCTGATGCCCGAGGATACCGGCCAGCATCCATCCGGCGTATCGGGCGCGCTGGGGCGGCCATTCACCGAGCAGGTGGCCTTCTTCCGCCGCAAGCTGGGCAACCAAGTGCCGACGCAAAGGTGGGACGATATCACCGGTGCCGCGCATGACGATGCGTTCATGGTGGCCGGCGCGGTCAAGGCGGATCTGCTATCCGACCTCGCGGCCGCGGTAGACAAGGCGATCAGCGAAGGGCGCGGGATCGAGGAGTTCCGCCGCGACTTTCGCGCGATCGTGAAACGCCACGGCTGGACGGGATGGGCCGGTGAAGGCAGCACGGGGGGCGAGGCCTGGCGGGTGGGCGTGATCTACCGCACCAATTCCTACACCAGCTATGCCGCCGGCCGGTATGCCCAGCTGCAGGCAGGCAATTTCCCCTGGTGGGTCTATCGTCACGGCGGCAGCCTGGAGCCGAGGCCGCAGCACCTGAGCTGGGACGGCACGCCCCTTCCCCCCGATCACCCGTTCTGGAAAACGCATTACCCGCCCAGCGACTGGGGCTGTTCCTGCTATGTCGTGGGGGCGCGATCGACGCGCGGCATCAAGCGCGTGGGCGGCGTGCCAGGCAAGCAATTGCCCGATGGATGGAATTCACGAGATCCGAAGACCGGGGCGCCGCCCGGCATCGGCAAGGGATGGGATTATGCGCCCGGCGCCAGCGTTTCGGAAACCGTCCAGGCGATGGCGCGCAAGGTCGGCAGCTGGGAATACCAGATCGGCAAGGCCTTCATGGCCAGCCTTCCGGCAGAGACTGCCGATGCGCTGGCCGACAGCTATCGCGCGCTGCCCGGCACCGCCACCGACACGCGCCGCTATGCCGCGCAGGTTCTGGAGCCCAAGCAGAACCTGCCGGCACCGCCCGCGCGCACGCTGGGAAGGCTGCGCAGCGACCAGGCGCGCATCATCGAAGCCGAGCTGGGCCGATCGGTCGAGGGCTTCGATTTCAGCCTGGACCCTTCGGCAGTGGGCCATGTGCGCGGCGAGCATGGCAACCCGCTGAAGGAATGGCGCAGCCGCCAGCGTGCGGTGACGATTGCCGACTATGCGCAGCTACCGCGTGTCGCCAGTTCGGCCGATCTGGTCCGGTTACCGCAAAAATCGGATATGGGCGAAGATCTGTTCGAACAGCGCCTGACGATAGGCAACGATACTTTCGTGGCGCGCTGGGTGGCCCGCGGCAGGTTGCGCCGCACGGTGGCGCTGAAGACCTTGTTCATCGAAGTGGAAGAGCGCGGCCCGAAGCCCACGTCCTGATCCGTTCCCGGTTATTGGCCGGGCGGCCCGATCCGCGCCAGGAGAGATATAGGCATGTTCGATTATGAACTCAACGGCGAGGCAGCGCGCAAGGCCTTGCGCGAGGCGATGGAGCGCCTGGACGACATGACGCCGGTCTATACCGATATCGGCGAATATCTGCTGGAACAGCGCCGCGCGCGGTTCCGCAGCGGGACCGACCCCGATGGCAAGCCCTGGGCACCCAAGCGACAATCCACGCTCGATCGCTATAAACGGCTTGGCTACGGCACGCTCAATCGCCCTTTGATAGGCCCTTCAAAGGCGCTTTCACGGCAGATCCAGCGCATCGTCAGCAAGGATGGCGTGGTGATCGGATCATCGCTGGCCTATGCCCGCACGATGCAGGAAGGCGCTGCCAAGGGTGCTTTCGGCAGCGATGCCCGCGGCAACCCGCTGCCCTGGGGCAATATCCCGGCGCGGCGCTGGCTGGATCTGTCCGACGAGGAAGAGCTGGAGATCGTGGCGATCGCCGAAGAGCACCTGGAAGGATTGCTCGAGCAATAGGCGTGGCGCACGCCGCATCCGACACAAGCGCATTGCCAGCAACCCCGAAGCTGTGGCAGCCAGATGGCGGCCGCGCGGCGAATCGCTGCAGGCCGATCCCCCACAATTAATCGTGCTGCTGCCCGCGCCCGCGGGCATGCCATCGCCGTGCGCGCGGTGCCAATCAGGCTTTCATGACGACGAAAGCCGCCCTTGCCCTGTGTTCCGCCCTTCCGCTGGGAGACGTGGCGGGCGATTTGGGTGAGACCGAATGGCTGCACCTGCTGCCCGGCGGCGGGCATATCCGCACCGGTGACGGGCGCGGCCCCTACACGGTCGACGACTACGAAGCGCTTGCTGCTGCCAGCCTGAGCGACGGAGAGCGCCTTGTCCTCGACGAGTGCCATTCCACCGATCTGGCTGCGCCCAGGGGACAGGCGGCGCCGGCGCGGGGGTGGATCGTGGAGCTGCAGGCGCGCGCCGATGGCATCTGGGGTCTGGTCGAATGGACCGGGACCGGGCGCCAGCTGCGCGCCGACAAGGCCTATCGCGGAATTTCCCCCGTCATCCAGCACACGAAGGCCGGCGTGATCACCGCAATCAAGCGCGCGAGCCTGGTCAACGATCCCAATCTTCAGGGGCTGACTGCCCTGCACAGCAAGGAAAGCGAAATGGATTTCAAGGCAATGTTGATCGAGCTGCTGAAGCTCGATGCCGATGCTGATGACGCCGCGATCGAGGCGGCGCTGCGCAAGGCGATGGGCGGCAGCGGCGAAGCCGAAACCGCCGTGCAAAGCGCGCTGGCCCCGATCCGCAAGCAGCTGGGCCTGGGCGATGACGGCGATATCGCCGGCACGATCACTGCGCTGCAGGCCGCGGGAAATGACGACAAGCAAGCCGAGGTCATCACTTCGCTGCAGGGGCAGCTGGCCGATGTCAGCACCCAGCTGACTGCGTTGCAGGCGAAGCAGTCGCTCGATGCCGCCACCGCATTCGTCGACAAGGCGATCGAGGAGGGCCGCGTGGGCGTGAAGCCGCAGCGCGATGTCTACATCGCCATGCACCAGGAAAATCCGCAGCGCACCGAAACGCTGATCGGCGCCATGGCCAAGGTCGGCGGCGGTCCCGCGCTGCACCAGCGCGGCGTGCCCGGCCGCACCGCAGAACTGGACGACGCCGACAACAGCGTGATCGCGCTGATGGGCCTCGATCCCGATGAATTCAAGAAGACCCGCGCCGCCGAACTGGGCGTGGAACAGGAGGCAATCTGACATGGCCCTTTCCGCCGATCGCAACACGCCGCGCAAGGAAGGCGATCTTCGCCAGTTCCCTGTGGCGGCCAACGCCAAGATCTTCGCCGGCGCGCTGGTGTGCCTGGATGCAGCGGGCAACGCAACGCCCGGCGCTGTTGCCACCACGCTGACGGCGGTGGGCCGCGCAGAAGCCCAGGCCGACAACACCGGGGGTGATGCTGGCGATCTGAAGGTGGACGTGCGCAAGGGCACGTTCCGCTACGCCAACAGCGCCGCCGCCGACGCCATTGGCCCCGAGGACATCGGCAAGACTGCCTACGTGGTCGACGATGAAACCGTCGCCCTGACCGATGGCACGGGCACCCGTTCCGCCGCCGGCACCATCTACGATGTGGACGCCCAGGGCGTCTGGATCACGCACTGAGGGACCCTGAACCATGATCATCAATAGCGCCAACCTGGCCGCCCTGCGCACCGGCTATTCCACCGCGATGCAAAAGGGCCAGCAGTCGGCCGCCAAGCCGATGGCCCCGCGCATCAGCACCCGCGTGAAGGCCACCCAGAAGGAACAGAAATACGGGTGGCTGGGCAAGATGCCCGACGTTCGCGAATGGATCGGCGATCGCGTGGTCCAGAACATCGCCGAGCACGACTATGCCATCAAGGAAAAGAAGTTCGAGCTGACGCTGGGCGTCGATCGCGACGACATCGAAACCGACAATCTGGGCCATTATGCCCTGCTGTTCGAACAGATGGGCGAAAGCACGGTGACCAAGCCCGAACGCCTGATCTGGGAACTGCTGAAGGCCGGCTTCGCCACCGAATGCTACGACGGGCAGTTCTTCTTCGACACCGATCACCCGGTGCTGGACGAAAACGGCGAAGAAACTTCGGTTGCCAACACCGATGGCGGTGCCGGCACGCCCTGGTTCCTGCTGGACACCAACCGCGTGATCAAGCCGATCCTGCTGCAGGTTCGCCGCGATTTCGACCAGCTGGTGGCGAAGGACAAGCCGACCGACGACAACGTGTTCGATCGCAACGAGTACGTTTACGGCACCGATGCCCGCATGAACGTGGGCTACGGCTTCTGGCAGCAGGCCTGGGGGTCGAAGCAGGCGCTCGATGCCGCCAGCTACGCTGCGGCGCGCGCTGCGCTTTCCAGCATGAAGGGCGATTACGGCCGCCCGCTGGGCATCATGCCCAACCTGCTGGTGGTGCCGCCCAGCCTGGAAAGCGCCGGCCGCAAGATCCTGAACAGCGAAAACGCCGCCGCCGGCGAGACCAACGAATGGAAGGGCACGGCCGAGCTCATGGTCGTCCCCTGGCTCGCGTAACCGGCGCGCCAGCGCGCCAGAGACGGCCCGCCGCTTTCGGGCGGCGGGTCTTTTCGAAAGGGGCAGCAAGCCCGCCCCTTCCGAAAGGACCCGAAGGAGACCACGATGGGCAATCCCGCAACGCTTACCGATATCGACGGCATCGGCCCGGCCACGGCAAAGAAGCTGGAAGCCGCCGGCATCAAGACGGTTGCCGATCTGGCCGGTGCCGAGGCCGACATGCTCGAGCAGCTGGACGGCATGCCGCCGGGCGCAAAGTTCGCCGAATGGATCGCCGCTGCCAAGCCCGCACCGGTCGAGAAGAAACCCGAGGCAGCGCCCAAGGCACCCAAGGCCAAGGCACAGCCTGCCGCAAAACCGGTGGCCAAGGCCGCCAAGGCCGCACCCGCAAACGAAATCGCGGCAGGTCCGATGATCGTGGTCACGGGGCCGAAGAAGGGCTTCCGCCGCGCCGGCTTCCGCTTCGATCGCCAGCCGCGCGCCATCCCGCTGACCGAATTCGGCGACGACATCGATGGCCTGCGCCGCGTGCTATCGATCCTCAACGAAGATCGCCTGAGCGTGGTGTGCCCCGATCCCGACGGCGTAGAGCACACGCCCGATCGCGATGCGGTGGAAGAGCTGACCGCGCTGATGGCAGCCGGCGGGAAACGCGAAGTAGATCCCGAAGATCTGCACGCGCTGGTCGCGCGCGTCTTCGGCGGCATCTGATCCATG